GCTTCAGATAAAGAATTGGCACGTCAGTACCGTTCTCGTAAGTTTTACATCGTAAAAGTAATCGACAGAGACCGTGAAGAAGATGGTGTTAAGTTTTGGAGATTTAAGGACAATTACAAACAAGAAGGTATCTTGGACAAAATCATTCCAATTTGGAGACAGAAAGGTGATATCACTGATGCAACTACAGGTCGTGACCTTATCATCGAATTAACAAAGGCTAAGACTCCTGCGGGTAAAGAGTATACTATTACTCAAACAATTATGTATGATGACCCTATGCCACTACACGATGATGCTGCACAAGCAAAAGAGTGGATGGAAGATGAGTTGACATGGGCTGATGTGTATTCACAAAAACCTGTAGAATATTTGGAAGCGGTATCTCGTGGTGAAACACCTGTATGGGATAGTGAAGCTAAAAAATATGTTTACGGAGATAGTGAGACTTCAGAAATGACTATGGGAGGTTCAAAGACTCCTGAAAAAACTGAAGACCCACAAGCAAAAATGGAGGTAGACGAGGACCTACCATTCTAAAAACACAAACATGATGGTACTGACAGTAATGTCGGTACCATCTTTATTATTTAATCATTATGGCAATTAAGAAAAAAGATTTCAGTAGTATTAAGAAGAAGTTTTCAACTTCTGCCAAATTTAAACCTCAGAGGTTTTTTGATTTGGGAAAAGAATTTTTGGATGCGGTCGGAGTACCAGGTCCTGCTATTGGTCACCTAAATATGTTTTTAGGTCACTCAGACACAGGTAAGACTACGGCATTAGTTAAGGCGGCAGTTGATGCACAGAAGAAAGGTATTCTACCTGTTTTTATTATTACTGAACAAAAGTGGTCGTTTGACCACGCAAAACTTATGGGTTTTGAATGTGAGGAGGTTGTCGATGAAGAAACAGGTGAGTTAGATTGGGATGGATTCTTTTTATTCAATAACAATTTTGAATATATTGAACAAATTACTGATTACATTAATGATTTATTAGATGCTCAAGCAAAAGGTGATTTAGACTATTCATTATTATTTTTATGGGATTCTGTAGGTTCAGTACCATGTAAAATGACTTATGAGGGTAAAGGTGGTAAACAACACAATGCAGCAACTTTAGCAGATAAAATCGGTATGGGTATCAATCAACGTATTTCAGGGTCACGTAAAGCGGATTCTAAATATGAAAATTCATTAGTAATAGTTAACCAACCGTGGGTTGAGTTACCTGATAATCCATTCGGTCAACCAAAAATTAAAGCTAAGGGTGGAGAATCTATTTGGTTAAATTCATCTTTGGTGTTTTTGTTTGGTAATCAGAAAGGTGCGGGAACAACTAAGATTTCTGCAGTCAAAGACAAAAGAAAAGTTAAGTTTGCAACAAGAACAAAGGTTTCTGTTATGAAAAACCACATCAATGGATTGGGTTATGAAGATGGAAGAATTCTTGTTACAGCACATGGATTCTTAGCAGGAAAAGACACTGCTGAAGAAAAGAAATCGATTGAATCTTACAAATCAGAACAATCGGAATATTGGAAAGACATCATCGGTACAGGTGGTGACTTTAGGTTAGAAGAAGAAACGTTGGACTCTTAATACAACAAAAGTGACAAAAACGTTATTAGTTGATGGGGATAACCTATTCAAGATTGGTTTTCATGGAGTAAGAGATTACTACCATGAAGGTAATCACATAGGAGGTATTTTTCACTTCATCAATGTACTCAAAAAGTTTTTAGAGGAGCATAATTACGATAAGGTAATTGTCTTTTGGGATGGTAATAATAATGCATCCCAAAGACAGGCCCTATATCCCCAATACAAGGATAATAGACGACAGACGATGAATGAGATAAAGAAACAGTCGTTCTATCACCAGAAGTCTCGTGTGCGTCTGTATTTAGAAGAAATGTTCATACGTCAAGTCACACTTGATGGTTGTGAATCAGATGATTCAATTTCGTATTATTGTAAAATATCTGAGGATGAGAACAAAACTATATTCTCATCAGATAAAGACTTAACACAATTAATTTCAGATAGAGTACAAATCTATTCACCATTAAAGAAGGAATACATTAAAAAGGGTGATAAGGTTAAGTTTGGCTCAATAGAAGTTATTCCTGAAAATGTGGTAACACTTAAAGTTATTACTGGTGATAAATCAGATAATATTGATGGTATTTTAAGAATGGGTGAAAAAACAGTTTTGAAGTTTTTTCCTGAGATAGTTGACAGTCCCACTTCTATTGACAATATTTTAAACCGTGCTAACGAGTTAATAAAAGAAGAGAAGAAAAACAAAACTTTAATTAACTTGGTTGAAGGGACAACAAAAAATGGTACATTCGGAAAAGAAATTTTAGATATTAATAAGAAAATTGTAGATTTGTCAAACCCTTTAATAACAGAAGATGGAAAAGAAGAAATAGAATTATACTATCGAGAAGAGTTGGACCCTGAAGGTAGGGGGTACAAAAACTTAATAAAGTACATGATGGAAGATGGACTTTTCAAATACCTACCAAAAAAAGACAATGCTTGGGTTGAGTTCCTACAACCCTTTATGAAACTCACTAGAAAAGAAAAAAGAAGATTTAAAAACAAAAAGTAAAATTATGAAAGAACAGAATGATGTAGTAAAGCTTGAGTTCTTATTGAAGTTAAATGAGAACATCGTAGTACAACGTTACTTCAACGTCAGAGGGTATAATCCCGATGCACGTAAAAGTTTAGATTTGGTTGAGACTGTACATGATATCATCTACGATATCAAAAAAGACTTAACAAACAAATCATGTTATTACCTACTTGAAAACTATGAACAAATTGTAGTTGATGAGAATATTTTAAACACGTCAAATACTGACGGTCCTGAGAGTTTTTACATGACAATCAAGATGGGAGATGAGACAATTTGTCAGTCTGGTTGGGATGCTAAAGTATACCCTCCGAAGGTAAGATATACTGTTGACATACGCCCAAGACTAAAAAATATACTTCGTATGTTGACTGACATTTTTTCAACTGAAAATTTAACTCATGAATATATGGGATATTCATTAAATTAACCATATTTATTAAAACTCACACAAATTAAATTTCATTAAAAATTATGTCAGACGAAAAGAATTTTGGATACCTAGGAAACACATTTCAGATACAACTATTAAATAATATCATCTTATATAAGGATTTTGCTAATTCAATCGTAGATGTTCTAGACCCAAAGTACTTCGACAATCAATACTTTCGTTTGATTATGCAAATGATTAAGGAGTATTATGTTAAGTATGAACATGCTCCTACATTTGAAACATTAGAACAACTTACAAAAAGTGAGATTTCTTCACCGATGGCTCAAAAAATGGTTCTGGACATGGTGTCACAGGTAAAAGAGGCACCTTTTGAGGGTCATCAGTTTGTACAAGAAAAGTCATTAAAGTTCTGTAAACAACAAGAATTACAGAAGGTTATGGGTAAAGCACAAAAAATCATTGACAAAGGTGATTTTGAGAGTTATGACAAACTTGAGGAGATGGTACGTGAAGCACTACAAGTCGGTGAACTTAATCAGGGTTTGGATGATGTATTCTCCAACTTAGACCAAGTTCTACAAGATGATTTTAGACATCCAATTCCGATTGGAATACCAGGAATTGACAACTGTCTAAAGGGAGGATTGGCTAAAGGTGAGATTGGGGTAATATTAGCACCTACAGGTGTTGGTAAAACCACAGTACTTTCAAAAATTGCAAACCACGGTTTTAACTTAGGATACAATGTTTTACAGGTATTCTTTGAGGATAACCCAAAGATTATTCAGAGAAAACATTTCACGATGTGGACTGGTATTGCACCTGACAACTTGTCTTTACACAGAGAAGAAGTTATGGAAAAGGTAAAGTCAATTCAGGATACCACACCTAACAAATTAACATTGAAGAAATTACCGTCAGATACTCTGACAATGAATCAGGTAAAGAATCAAATCAGAAAGATGATTGCTGAGGGTAATAAAATTGATATGGTAGTGTTAGATTACATTGATTGTATCATGCCAGACAAAAACTTAGGTGACGAATGGAAAAGTGAAGGTTCAGTTATGAGAGGTTTTGAAGCGATGTGTCATGAGTTAGATTTAGCTGGTTGGACGGCAACACAGGGTAACCGTTCATCAATATCTTCAGATGTTGTGACAACGGACCAGATGGGTGGTTCTATTAAGAAGGCACAAGTTGGTCACGTAATTATATCTGTAGCAAAGTCTCTACAACAAAAAGAGATGAACTTAGCCACAATCGCAATCACAAAATCACGTATAGGTAAAGATGGTATAGTATTCGAAAATTGTAAGTTCGATAATGAACTTCTTGAAATTGATACTGAACAAAGTGTGACTTTCTTAGGTTTAGAAGAACAGAAGGAAGAGAAGAATAGACTGAGAATCAAAGAGTTGCTTGACAAACGTAAGCAACAAAATCAACTATAATTAAAAGAAAAAATATGGATAACCTCGTAAATTTAGAAGAAAAAGACGCTCGTTTCGTAATTAAAAGAAGCGGTGAAAAAGTTTTATTTGAAGAAGAAAAAATTAAAAATGCGGTAACCAAAGCAATGCAAAGTATTGATATGGTTGACCATGAAATGTCTGAAAAAATTGCAAGAATTACTAGAAAAAGTTTATTCAGAGAAGATAAAGATAGAGTACCTCACGTTGATGAAATTCATGAGATGGTTGAAAATAAGTTGATGGACAATGGTCTTAATGATGTTGCGAGAGAGTACATCATATACCGTTCTCAACGTAGACCAGATATCTTTTCTAAAAGAATAAATTTGAAACCTTATGAGTATCCTGAATTAGTTGAGTATGTTGATGCTATCAGACACTCATATTGGGTACACACAGAGTTTAACTTTACATCAGATATTCAGGACTTTAAAGTACATTTATCAGAGTCTGAAAGAACTGCAGTACAAAGAGCTATGTTGGCGATTTCACAAATTGAAATTGCAGTAAAA